GGTGAACGCGAGACCCCTATCAATTTCTGTGATCAAGCACAAAACACAATATCTATGCAAAACAATCACATCCAGTTTCTTGTGGATCAATACGGTCTGATAAACGTGGCCTGGTTTATCCGGCTAATGAAACGTGGCACCACACCGGAACAAATCGTCAGCTATTGCGTGCCCAACTCGCAAGACAGCCGGCGCGACGGCGTTTTCAGGGCTTTGCAGTACGCTGGCGACGTGCCCGACTCGATGCTGCCTCCTGAGATCCTGGGAGCCTTAAAGCCATGACCCAGCGGGAATACGCCAAGCACGCCGGTGTTTCGCATGGCTACGTCACACAATTGGCTGCCAAGGGAATGCCCATGCATAGTCCCGAGGTCGCCGATGCCTGGCGCAAGAAAAACATCCGGTCAAAGTCGACGACTCAACACATACAATCGCCACCAATACCAGACGCCCCTACAATCGAACAGGAAGGCCCCTACAGGCCCATAGAAGCCGAGACCCCTCTCAACACCGCAACAGCCGCCACCGACTCGCCAGAAGGCGCTTACGAAAGGCAGCGCCAGATCGAGCGTGCAGCCTATGACCTGGCTGTCGACGCCCTCCGCGGTGGTCGAGCCGACGCCGGCCGGCTGGTCGCCATCCATGCAGCCGCGGCTAAGAACCTTACAAGCGCCAGGGACGAGGTGATCACCCAGGCCGAGAAGGAGCGCCGCCTGGTCTCCGGCGACTGGGTCCGCCGGGTGATGCAGGAGCACGACGGCGCCGTGGCCTCGCTGATCAAGGCCATGCCTAAGCAGCTCTCCGGCCGGATAGCACCGCATGACCCCGAGCACGCCGAGCGCGAGCTGACCCGGTGGGTCCAGGAGGTGGCGCTCAAGACACTACACAACACCGACCCATGGAAATCCTGATATGAGAAATCCCCACATGAACAAAAAAATTGTCCATCTCCTATCCGGCGGACTAGACAGTGTCACCATGATGTATGACCTGTTAAATCAGGGTCACGCACTCCATGCGTTGATGTTCGATTACCGACAACGTCACCGGCAAGAGCTTCTGTGCGCTAAGTATCACGCGCAGCTTGCTGGAGTAGTCTTCACCGTTGTGGATCTTCCTCCGCTTGGTGGACTCACCGAGCAATCTTGGGTTGTCCCGAATCGCAACGCCATCTTCCTCAGCGTTGCCGTCAACTTCGCTTGTGAGTCTGGATCTGACACCGTGACGATTGGATGCAACAAAGACGACGAAGAGCAGTTCCCAGACTGTCGGAGTGGATTCATTGACGCGATGCAAAAGACGGTAAACGAATCCGGTTACAGCGTCGAAATTTGCGCTCCTTACATCGACAAGCGCAAATGGGAGATTGCCGGAATCGCAAAAGACATGGGCATCAACGGCTCAAACATCTGGACTTGCTACAACGGAGGATTGAAACCCTGCGGAGTCTGTCCCGCTTGCTTGAAGCTCAACGATTCCGGCTTATGATCGTCATGCTAGATACATCCACAGACTTCGATTTGTGCGAGAGCGAATTGGGAGTTCAGGTTGAGCAGTTGTTCACTCCGCTTACGGGTCTGAACCCAAAGCGTCCAAATGGGAGGTTTGGAATCGACAACGGAGCCTTCAGCAAGTTCAACGCTGAAGATTTCATGCGGACTCTTAAAAAGCATGAACCCAGAAAAAATCTCTGCCGGTTTGTAGCTGCACCGGATGTTGTCGGTTCTGCGATGAGAACTCTGGAGTGCTTCCAGCGTTGGAGTCCAAAGTTGACCGGCTGGCCGATTGCGCTCGTCTGTCAGGATGGACAAGAGAATCTCTCAATTCCTTGGGATGAAATAGACGCGATCTTTATCGGTGGATCAACTGAATGGAAAATTTCCCGTCACGCTGCCGCGATTGTCAAAGCGTCTAAGATTCTTGGAAAGTGGTGCCATATCGGGCGAATCAATACTCCCGGCAGATACGAATACTTTGAGGAACTCGGAGCGGACTCATGCGACGGAACTGGACTGGCGAAATATTCGCACATGAGAGAATCCATAAGGCGGTCCATTGAAAATCCAAAGTTGCTATGAAATCCATGGAAATCCTGACCGACCTACAGCGCAGCCTCCTAGACTACCGACGCAATCTCTACCGGCCGACACCGATGCAGACCGTGGTCGACTGGGCCGAGGCATCGCTCCGGCTGACCCAACGGCAGACCGAGCACCCCGGGCCATTCTCAACCTCGGTACGGCCTTACACCAGGGAGCCCATGGAGGCCTGGAAGGATCCTACGGTTTACGAGGTGACCCTGTGCTGGGGATCGCAGACCAGCAAAACGACCACCCTGATGGCCGGCCTGGCCTGGCTAATCGCCAACGAGCCGAGCCCGGCCTTGTGGCTGATGCCCACCGAGTCCTTGGCCAGGTCATTCTCGAAGAGCCGCTGGCTGCCCATGCTCGAGGACAGCCCGGCCATGCTCGAATGCTACCCGGCCGAGGCCGACAAGATAACCAACCTCGAGCAGAACTTTACACGGTCGACCCTGACTTTCGTAGGATCAAACAGCCCGGCCAACCTAGCCAGCCGCCCGGTTCGGGTGCTCATCGCCGACGAGGTCGACAAGTTTGCCGAAGCCACAGCCCGGGAGGCCGACGCCCTTGACCTGGCCGAGCAGCGCCTCAAGAGCTTCTCAAGCTCCAAGGCCTTTATGACCAGCACACCGACGGTGGTCGAAGGCCGGATCTGGCAGCGCTTCCTCCGCGGTGACCAGCGCCGCTACTACCTGCCCTGCCCACACTGCCGTGAGTACATCAAATTGGAATGGCGCCAGGTCACCTGGGACGACGCCAAGGCCGAGGACGGCAAGCACGACCTGGCCAAGATCCGAGCCTCGGCCCATTACGTCTGCCAGCTCTGCCAGGGCAAAATTACCGACTCGCACAAGGTGGCAGCCCTCCGACACGGTAAATGGGCTCCTGAGAATCCCAACGCCATGCCCGGTGTGCGGTCCTACCACCTAAGCAGCCTCTACAGCCCCGACCGCAAATGTACCTGGGGATATCTGGCTGTCTCGTTCCTCGAGGCCAAGGCATCGATGGCCGGCCTCCAAGGCTTCGTCAACGGAAACCTGGCCGAGCCCTGGGAGCAGCAGGACGTGCAGCAGGAGCGCACCGAGACCGCGGCCACCGTGACCGTCGATGGCGGCCGCCGCTACCTGACCGCCGACGTCCAGGCTGTGGCGCCGTTCTTGTGGTGGGTGTGCCGAGAGTGGAAAGACGGCAACTCTACCCTGATTGCTGCCGGCCATGCCGATGACTTCGCAGCCCTCCGACGGGTGCAGGTGGCCCTCGAGGTCCATGACATGGATGTCGGCATCGACTCAGGCTTCAACACCCAGACCGTCTATGACGCCTGTGCCTCCTATTCCTCGGTGACATCCAACCCGATCAACTTCCCGTGCGGTCTCCGATACCCACCAGAAGGAGGCCTCCGCAAGCCCATGGTGATCGGCTGGATGCCGCTCAAAGGCCGGGAGACCGGCGCCCGGTTCACAGCAGCCACCGGGGCGGTGCATCCTTTCGGCCTGTCGACATCATCCTCTATGAGGACCGACGTCGTGCAGCCCCTCCTGGTGTTCGACACTGAGCACCTCCGCGATATGCTCTCCAGGCTAAGGAAGGGCGACATCGACCGGGAATGGGGCGTCCATCAGGATCCGCCCAACGTCCAGGCCGAAGGTGCCTACATCGCCGAGCCCGACCTCTACTGGCGTCACCTGGACTCTCACGTCCTACGCCCCCAGGCCAACCGCGCCGGCCGCATCAAGCACGTCTGGGTTAAGAGGAACCAAAAGTGGCCCGACCATCTGCACGACTGCGAAATCATGCAGCTCGCCATGGTAATGCTTTGGAATGATCTGGTTACGTCAAGCGAGTCAATAGCCAGCTAACCTATTGAAGTCACCCTGGGATCGGTGAAGATCCGCCCGAGGTGTTCACTTTTACGGTAGCAATTAAGCGAGCCTATCTCCGCAGTGTCTATGCGACACTGGGCGGTGTGACGCTCCTGGCTGCCCTGGCTGCTAAGTCCATCGCCGCGGCCACAGTGATCGAGTCCGGCCAGGTTGTCCGGTCGACATCATCCTCCGATGTGTCGGTCGAGTTCGCCGAGCCCGGCAAGGGCGCCCCTACACCTTCCGAGATGGTTGAGATGTGGGAGAGCCTGGTCGATGACTACGATCTGGCCGTCTATTACCTCGAGCAGGACGGCAACCTTACGCCCACCGACGCCCAGATCTACACCAAGATGGTAAGCGTGGTTCTGGTTGCAGCCACCAGTTACGGCGGCGATTTCTCCAACTTCCGCCGTGAGGCGAGCTATCGAGGCATGAGCTGATGGGATTCCTCGACACCATCATTCAGAAGTTCCGGTCGGCGCCTGTCGACCGTTACGAGGGCGCGTCCAACTCGATCCGCCGTTCCTTCCTGGACACCAGCTACACCTCGGTTCGGTTCGACGTCACCTCCAGCACCCGGCAGCAGATCGTCCGAAAGTCCCGATTCTTCGAGCAGAACAACGCGGTGATGAATCGCCTGGGAGACCTGTTCGAGAATTACACCGTCGGCAGCAACTTCTCGGTGCAGCCGGCTTCCTCGAATCCCGAGTGGAATCTCCGAGCCAAGAAATGGTGGGACACCTGGAGCCGCTACCCTGACATCGGATCCCGGCAATCCTTCGGCACCCTGATGAGCCTGGCTGCCCGTGGTTGGTTCTACGACGGGGAATCCTTTATCCTCCTAACCAAGGGCGAGACCGGCCGGCCCCGCCTGCAGCTAATCGAGCCGCAGCAGGTCTCCACTCCCGCTGGCCAGGAGGGCCTTCCTGATGTGTTCGATGGCGTCCGGTTCGATCCTAAGACGGGTCGGGCCATCTCCTTCTATTGCGGCCAGGAGCAGCAGCAGGGACAGCTCACCGACATCCGGTCGATCTCATCCGACTCGGTGGTCCACATCTACGAGGCCCAACGTGCCGGCCAGCTCCGCGGCCTGCCTTTCGTGGCTTGTGTGATCAACGACCTTCACGACCTAGACGACCTCCAGAAGCTCGAGATGGAGTCCTGCAAGCTCGCATCCAGCGTGGCCCAGGTCATTAAGACAAGCTCCGGCGAGGTGCAGGCAACTAGCCTCCGATCCGGTGTTGCTGGCTCCCAGGGGACCGCCCAGAACTACTACGAGAACATCTTTGGCGCCTCGGTCAAGGTTATGAAGACTGGCGACGAGTTCGAGCAGTTCAGCGCTGACCGACCCAACGTCAATATGCGCGAGTACTGGCGCAGCCTGACCGAGAAGGTCTGTGCTGGCGTCGGCATCCCTTACGTCCTGGTGTTTCCAGAATCGATGCAGGGCACCGTCTACCGAGGCTCACTCGACATGTCCTCGGTGTGGTTCCGCAGCCGGCACCAGGTGATGGCCTCGGCCGCCCGGCGCATCTGGGAATACGTCATGGAGTACGCCATCCGCACCGACCCGACTCTAAGGGACAGCCCCGACGACTGGTACGAGGTGGCCATCCAGGCACCCCGGGCTCCAAACGTCGACGTCGGTCGCAACTCAGCCGCCCAGCTAAACGAGCTTGGTGCCGGCATTACGACCTATGACGAGATCTACGGCGCCCGAGGCATCGACTGGCGATCCGCCCTGGAGGCCAAGGCTCAACAGGCCCGGTACATCCAAGACCTGGCGGTTAAGTACGGCCTGGACGTCTCACAGATCTCTACCGCTCAGAAGCAGCCGATAGCACCGGAGCCAGCCGCGGCCGCTCTCGAGCAGCCCCCTTCCGAAGAAATGCCCGAGCCAATCCCGGCCGAGCCCATCGAAGAGGTGGTTGCGGTGCTCGAGCCTAAGAAGCGGAAAACCAGAGCCAAGAAAACCGAATGACTAAAGTAACCAACTGGCTTTCCTACCAGCCGCGCGCCTCGGTCCATGAGCCGGCGGTGCTGCAAATCTTCGACCAGATCGGCGAGGACTGGTTCGGTGGCTCCGGCATTTCGGCTAAGGCTTTTTCCGATGCTCTCCAGTCTGTAGGCCCCGGCCCTCTGGTGGTCGAGATCAACAGCCCCGGCGGCAACGTCTGGGACGGCCTGGCCATCTACAATATGCTCAGAGGCCGGCAGGCGCCGGTAACAACCCGGGTGGTCGGCATCGCTGCCTCGATTGCTTCCGTCATAGCTCTTGCAGGTGA